AAATGGAGGTCACACTCGGAGTTGAACCGAGAAAGGCTGAGTACAAATCAGCTGTTTTGCCAATTAAAACTATGCGACCGTGGAAAGGGGAACAAGAGTAACGCATTTATTGCTCATTAACACCCTCCGAATTACTGTGCGGGATAAGTGATACATACTAAAAAGTGAAAGGGAGGCCACCCCCGACTACTCAGTGATGACCTCCACACACACAAAACAAAGCAACACACCGAGTGCCACTTTTTACACACAAACAAATATATTATATAAAATCAAAGTCCTCATCGTCATTATCCTCTTCGACCCACTCATCGACCCACTCATCGACCCACTCAAAGTCATCCTCAGACAACTGGAAGGTGTTCATAAAGGCCTCGTGGTATTTCACGGACTCTATTAGGAGGCCTGTAGTGGCAAAGGGGTCACTAGAGGCTATATCAAAGGTGTGGGGAGCCTCTTCTGTCTGAACAATGATAACATAGTTCCTGTAGTGCTCTCCAAGGAGTGCTTTGGCTTGTTCTAGAGGAGTCATAAGGGCTTACAGGAAGTTACCTTCGCTGTGATCAATTAGGTCAACGATAACATCCCTGTGGTCAGTAAGAGCATCTTCGTGGTTCTTTAGGGCTTTTACGATGAGCTCTATGTGGCCTTGGGAAGTCTTAAGGGAATTATTGAGGTATATTATAGATGCCGAGGAGAGGCAGATGTAGAGAAGTAGTATTGTGTGCTTCATATAGGTAATACTGGTAGTAGGTTGTACCTTGTCAAACACTAATCAAAGGTATTTTAAAGAACACTCTTATTCCAACATAAGGAAAACTTTAAGTCAGGAACCTATTACCAATCTAATTAACACTCTTTTTCAAAGGCCACTAATAGTAGGGCATCTTATAGATATAATTTTAAAGAGATTGTTCCTACCCTGTCAAGTTTATAAATTTTTATTTTGATATGGTCTTCCCTTCTTCCTATACTGCACTCGATTAAAATAATTGTTGATATTCAAGGACTTAGAGAACCACTAATCGCCTTTATTATTTGTTCCTAAATAGGGTGTTCTTCCTAGTTGACAACTACCTCTCTGGTAACAGGATAGGAGCTATGCCCACACAAACTACATTAGATCTTGTTACAAAACTACCTTTGTCTGAAGTTCCTCGTTATGGCTCTAGGCTAAGCCAGACGGCGCTCCAAGTGGCTGGTAATTTTACTAAAGGTGATACTCATCCATTGTATGAAGGGTTGTTTTATTGGTCTCTAAAGCGGAACGGCTCTCAGCGGTGGGCTACCGAAGAATACTGGAAGAACCAAGGAAGACCAACACCTTCAGAAATCCACGAGAAACAACGAGCAGCGCGTGAGTATAACTTAAAGAAGCCTGATAATGAGCCTAGGGTGCTTGAAGACGGAAACAACGTGGGATGTAGTGACCAAAAATCCATGCAAGTCTCTTGGCAACCTACCATGGGAGATGTCCATCCGAAGTATCCTAATTGGGTTTATTGGAGTAAACAGGCGGATAAAACCCAAAGGTGGTTTACTCTGGAATCCTTTAATAAGAGAAAAGAGCAACAGAACGCATATATGAAAACACCCGAAGCACGAGCAGCTGAGGCAATGCGCCAAGCGCTCAGAAGGGTTGCCATGAATTACAAGTTCAAGTTAACTGAAGAACAATTTAAGACACTCGCAGACATCTACTTAGATTGTTATGCGCTCAACGAGGCCGCTGTAGGCGCAGGGATGTATGGAAGAGGAGCTAATGGTGTTAAGAGGTATGCCTTCGCTGTAGACCACATTCAGCCACTAATAAATGAAAAGCTATGCGGCCTCCACGCTCCGTGGAACCTCCAGATAATGGAAGCAGGGGAGAATATGAGTAAGTCTAATATGATCTTTGAGGAATACGAAAAGATGCTAGAGGAATTACCAAGTGAGGGCTGAGGCTCCGCCTTTGTTCTTAAAGTAGGCATCCTGAAACTTCTGTAGCTCCTTGTCGAGCATCTCTACTTTCCTCTCAGCCATCTTGACTTCTGCATCCTGAGCCATTTGTTCCACCCAATACGCCACAGCGATAGATAAAGCATCAAGTCTATCGTCGTGCGTAATTGCCCCTCGGTCTCTAGTAAGGCGAGACATCTGGTAGAACAGGGAATACTTAAGCTGTGACTCATGGGGATACTTCTGAATAGTCTGGAAGTCATCCTTAACCACGTCAGGATCAACCACAAGCCTGTGGCCAGCCATGACGGGCTCTAGGGTATCAATAATACGTTTCTCCTTCTGCGTACTGTGGCGCACCTCTTCAATACTCACAGGGTAAATCCTATTCAGCACAGGCTTAATCAATTCATTAAACATGCCGTCACCAAAGTTTGTTTCGGTCACGATGTAATTCACCTTGTGTTCCTTAGCGAGCTCAGCGAGTTGCACTAGGGTGTCCTCGGAGTAACCTCCAGACAAACCACCAGCGGCAGGAACGTAGAGTGTCCCGTTGAGCATCTTACAGACAGCATAACCAGTCTCATCTTTACCTCGACCAGCGGGGTCAATCGCAAGCACACTACCAGTGTACGGAACCATATCTCCGAGTGTCTTAAAAGGACGGTAATACCGCTCACCAGCAAAGGCTACGTTAGGAACACTAGAGTCCCACTCACGGTCAGGATCACGAGCCCACACGTAGCGCTCAGGGGCAACCTCGTTGTCTATACTTGTTACTATCAGGTCACTGATCTTCAGAGGAAACTTCTCGACGTCTGAGAGCTTACTATCGAGCATGAACTGCATCGTGTACCCTGCAGATCCATAAGAGATCTTTCGTTCTGCTAGGTCTACGTCCGAGAAACGCAATGGCTCTGTAGACCTGTTTTCTTGCTCAGCGTCCACACAGATGTCCGCTACGTTGCCGTCATATATCTTCTCGTTGTGGCTCTGAGTGATGTGCGTAGCTGGCCAAATCTTGGTGACGTAGCCACGCTCTTGGAGCTTTGTGTAGATACTGTCGAACGTCTGAGGTGTTCCTAGGAAGAGAACCTTGGATGCATCGTCGGGCTTCAAGATAGCGTCAAATTCTTTCACCTGTTCGCTAAGCTTCTCCCGCATGAGCATCGTAGCACTGTTGTTGGCCACCTCGATGTCATCCGCGATGATGATGTCCGCGCGTGACCCTGTAAGCTGCGAGGATATGCCTAAGGATTTTACTGAGGGAGCGTGAGAGGCTGGAGCCCCACCAACGTCAAAGGATATCTTCGACTGTCGCTGATTATCAGTAGGGCGTAAGTGGTGCAATATTTCCATCTCGTGGATCAATCGCAAGGTAAACGTAGAGAAGTCATCACTACGGGTCTTACTAGCGGACACCACGAGGATGTTCAACGAGGGGTCTAGGAGTAACTGGTGAACCACATAAGCGGAACATATCCAGCTCTTCCCACAGCCACGAAACGCTTGCACGATGGCACGTTTGTCTCCATGCTGCATGTAGTCCGCTATGTTGTATTGAAGCGGAGTAGGGTCAGGCAGATTAAGTTGCTTCCAACATAGGAACAGGAAGTTCTTAAAGTCTTTTAGCTGTGGAGGGACTTCCATATGTTACTTGTTGTTGCCTCGGTTAGTCTTCTTTGACTGTATCCGTAGGTTGCTTGACGAGTTGTTCTTAGGATTCCGATCTTTGTGATCAATGTCCTTTCCAGCAAGCTTAGCTTTGCCGTGTTTCTTGACCATCAGACGCCTTGCGGCTTTCCTAGAGTCATTCCTGCGACGTTGCTCAGGCTTCTTGTGGTAGTTCTCGTATTCCTTTTTGTAATCTCTAGCCATTATCGGGAAGCTACGCGGTCAACACCTTCGTCATCAAACGGAAGCATACTGACAAGGTTAGCCATAGGGTTGTTGCTGGTTACTGTTGCGCTAATTTGGTTGTCCTTTAGGAGCTGTCGGGCGGCGTTGAGGTCACTAGGAGACGCCTCGCCACTCTGAATGCGGTTAATGAACTCATCAATCAGGAGGTCTTGAAGACCATATAGTTTTTCACTGCTATCACTCATTATTACTTTGTAATCTCCTTGTAGATTTTGATGCCTAGATAGCACATCGTTAAGACGCCTACACCTATAGCTACGGCTGTGTTAATATGGTCTAGGGTTAGTGTTCCTATAATTCCACTGGTGGCTATAAAGGGAGTTGTATACGGGTTTTCAGGTATCATTTTGGTTAATTGTTAAGGGATTGAGAAGGTTATTTATTATGCGAAAGCGCGGAAGACTAGCTTCCAGTTAGCTGTATTTATAGTGGCGTAAACATCTGTTGTTTTATTGTAAGTGGCAATAGTTGACGCAGCGCGGAAACCGACATCAGTTGACGAAATGAACGAGTTATTAGTCGTTTGGAGATATACTTCATCGCCTACATCGTAACCTGTATCCGATGTCTTGCATCGCATAGAAACCACAAATTGTTTAGGAACAGCTCCCAATCCATGTGTAGCTGTTACAAACCCGTCTGAGCTTGGTATAGCAATCTCAGAGCTCTCGAAGCTACTAGAGAAAGGCCCAGCAGAAGCATCAGCTCCATCAGCTCCATCATTACCAGCAACCCCTTGGATACCTTGAGGGCCTTGTGGGCCAATACCTTGAATGTTCGTCGAGGCGTTCTCAGAAACCTCTTGAGCCACAAACAGACCTTGTTGGTAAGCTGTGTCGAGGTCACTCTCAGACAACCGTGAGCCGTTCTGGAAGTCCACTAGCTGTGTGGTTCCAGTGTTACGCCATACACGTATCTTTTGGTAGGCACTGGGTGCTCCGCTGAGGGTGATAGTCTTTGCCACAGCGTCACGAGAAGAGACTGTAAGGTCGCTCCAAGTGGTTCCGTTGTAGCCCTTCACGTTGACGTCCGTAATAGACAGAACGTTAAAGGGAACGCTGTAGGTAGTTGCTGTGAGTCCTGAGGTATATTCAATGTAGCTGTTAGCCATAATTTATTGGGGGTTAGAATTGGTTGAGTTTTTCGAGAACATTTCCAGATCGTGCAGGACGGTCTTCGAGACTTTCAATGTACTCGTGAACCGTCTGTCCGTCTTTATTGCGATATAGATTTATGTTAGCTTCGTCTGAGATGTAATCAACAGCACGATCAACGTGTTTCTGACGGACTTCCTTGAAGCGCTCTATGCCTCTGTTGTAAAGCTCATCTTGATTATCTGGGTTTGGTTCTACGGTGTAATTATCGTAGTCTAGTTGCCAGTCCTCATCCATCACTAGGTCGTGTAACTCGTGGAGCATCTCGTCGCCATCGTTGACCACCTCGGCGAACAGATTGAACAATGAGCGGTCACGACTGGTGAACTCTTTAAGATTTACTTGAGCGCCATTGATGGTTTTAAACTCTGTCATCTTTGGGATTAGATTGTAGCTAAGACCATCGTTTCGGAGCACTTGACGAACCTCTTCTTCGGCCATCATTCGACGCGCTCTGTCTTCTGGGGCATACCTAAAGACGTAGTTCAAAGCTCCTCGTTCGGGACGTAGTAACGGTCTTCCTAGTTTATCTACTCGGAAATTCTCCGCTTCTGTTCCTACGGCTTTATCGAAAGCTCTAGAACCCATATCGCCTACATCAGCACCTTCGTCATACACTGAATACTTCTCATCGTCCAAGACGCGAGCGGAACGTATCCCAGAGGGAATAGGGATACCACCAGCAGCTATATCAATAACTGCACCCGTACGAGACTTCTCTTTACCAAATGCGAGGTCTTTCATGTGACGCAAGCTAGTCGTGAATACAGCGTCAGTAGCATATGCCTCAAGCGTGCTTGTTACGAAATTACCTATGGTTTGCTTCTCGGTGGTTGAACCTTCAAGTGCTGACCAAGCTCCCAAGTCAGCAGAGAATGCCGCTAGGAAACGAATTGGCTCAGCCAAGAGATAGTTTATGCCCTCGGAGTCCTCATCCATCAACATTCTATATTTCTGGAACTCACCTTGGTTACGCTGATCTCTCGTAAGGAAAGAACCCGCACCTGTGGCGAGGCCATTTTTACCTAACTCAAAGAAGGTGTAGACAATCCCCATACCTAGCGCAGCCATCGCTATTTGCTCGTAGGTCTGCTCATCTCGGTAGTCACGGAGGCTCTTGAGTTGCTCTTGGTGAGCCGCTAGATCTTCATCGCGCTTCTTTTGCTCTTCTGGGTCTAATCCCTTTTCTTTAGTCTTAGCTCGACGGTCTTCTACTTTGATTTCTAGATCGTTGATTTCTCTATTGATGCGGCCAGACATTACGTTACTAATCTTGCCTTGCTTACCTACTCGTTTAGCGCCTCCAGCATACAAGCGTTGCCCAACATCAACTAGCGCAGGAAGACCAGTAGTTTGAGCTGCAATGCGTCCTTGTTGAGCCAAGGCAATCGTAGGGGTAGTAATAATGGGCTGAAGGAATCGGAACAGGAACTTAGAAGCTGTTAAGTCCCCTCCTGTCCAAGAACGTATAGACTGAACCAAGGTTTCTTCCATGAGCATCCTAGGATCATTCTTGTCTAAGTCGGCTGGGCGAAACAAGCCACGACGTGTTTGATTAGCTGTGTTACGATACTTCTCATCTAAGTAGTTAAAGCGTTTAACGCCTTGAGCATCCACAGTGCTAGACTTTTTAATGTAGTCATCAATAAACCCAGCAACCTCTTCGGGTTTCACTTGTTGCTTGATGGCTTCTTTAATCGCCTCAGCGCGGACACCTCGACCTTGTAGGATCAAATTAAAGGGCTCATCAAGAGCACCTACACCGCGTCTACCGCCACTCCAGATGGCTTTAGAAAGCGATATTAAAGCTGTCGCTGGGTCAGAGCCCATAAGCTTCATAGCTTGACGAACCATTACGCTCTTTTGCTCGTTAGCTCTTGCCCTTATGTCGCCTTGTATAACTTGACCAGTGTTTCTGATAGAAGAGTTACCAGCGTTCTCAGCGGTATCCCGAACGTCAATCTTGTTGGCATCCTTGTAGAAGTAACCGCTTGAACCTCCCTGTTTAAATGTATCAACAGTATTACGCCAAGCTTGTTTAGATGTAACGATAGGACTCTGAGCAAATGTTATTAACTGATCAGCAGTAGCTAGAACGTCCGCCGCTGCAAACTTCATCCTCTGCGTCATGGGAACACCCTTGAGTGCTCTATCGGCAGGGTTAAGTGCTTGAAGGGTATTCTTGCCTGTCTGCTTGAGGGGAGCCAAGATAACTCGGATCGCGCCTGAAGGAAGACCCGTGGTAGCCGTAGAGGGCTGATTGAGCAGGGCGTCTGTACGAGCCATTAAGTAGCCATTGAGAGCTGTATCTACGATGCTACGAGAGCCGTGTTCAGGATCAAAGACGTTTCTCATGTCACTAAGGATCGCATCTGTTTGCTTGCGACGAAGTATCTTCATCAGCTTTGCTTCGGTTGCTTTTAGCTTGGTAAGCGTTGTCTCAATCTTCTTAGGCTTAGCGTGCGCTGGAAGGAGCTTAGGAGGTAGTCCTATTTGCTGACGAATTTGAGACTGACTGTTCCCTTGAATAAGACCACTGAGCACTTGGATGCGTTCTTGGGTAGAAGCTATGTCAGCTACTTCCTTGGACTCACCTTGGTAGAACTTAATGCGCTCCTCTAGGTCTTTCTCTTCGGCACTCTTAGCTTTCTTAGGCTTAGGTGCTTTAGGGTCTTGCTCACCACTACGGATAGCTCGGAGTTCATCTAGCTTCTTCTGTAGGCGATCAATAGAACGTTCTCGAGAGCTCTTCTTAGGAGCTTCGGCTTCGGGGTCTTTAGGAGTTGCCGTAGGTGCTTCAGATGTGCTCTCGCCTCTGACGGGCTCTGGATACTTAAAAATGTCATCTACGAGCTTCTGCATTTCAGCTCCGTCAACGTCATCCTTCATAGCCTGTAGCTTCTCACGGACATCCTTGAGTGCCTGATTGCGTATCGATCGAGCTTCAGACATGGGCTCTCTTTCAAGTGCTATGTTTTCTGCATCTCGTGCTTGAGCTCGTAGGTCTTGACCTGTCTTTTGTTTTAGCTCTGCATCCTTCGCGTCGAACGCTGTGTATTCATCTAGCATTGATAACAACTCATCAACACTCTTAGCGTCTGGGTTAGCTACAAGAGCATCGGCCTTCTTAGCAAAGTCATCAGAGATAGCGTTGAAGTGCTTATTGAGCTTAATGATTTGGTCAGCACCCCGTCCTTGACTTTGATCAGCAATAGCTACGTCGTAGTCATCCATGAGGGCTTGGAAGGGTGTCTTAGGGTCAACTTCGGGTGCAACTTCGGGTGTCTTAGGGGCGGGGGTAGCCTCTGGGGTTTCTTTAGGTGTCTTTAGGGGTACATCTGTATCATTAAACAATACAGCGACATCGTGAGGCTTATCTCCTCTACTTAAATCTATACGAGAATCTTTAAATATTACTCCATCATGACCTGCATCTTTAAGCATCTTTCTGAACTCGTTAAGATACGTTTTACGCATTTCCCATGTCTCAGGATCGCTTTTCTTCAGTCCTCCCTCATCAAACTTTTTCAACAAGGAAACATCTGCTTCTGGAAACAGACGCTTAAACAAGTTCTCATTAGAAAAGAAGAACTCCCCAAAGTTATCAGTATGTGCTTTTAAGAGATTATTAGGAGCAACATCCGCCTGTTTAACATTAGGGCCATATAGAGTTTTAGCTGTTCCGCTATCGCCGCTAATCCAAGAGCCAAACGTATCTACGGAGTCCACTTCGCGTGGCGTAAGGTTCTCTATGTTTTGGTGCGAAGCATGAAACCACCCCTTAGCTTCGCTCTCTGGGGTTTCTTTAGGTGTCGCTGGGGCTTCTGGGGTTTCTCCCATGAGCCTCGTTTTAACCTTTCCAAACAACTCACGGGATGCTTCGGTTCCTTCTTCTGCTGTGAGTTCTCCGCTTTTAATTCTTTCATCAATAGAGCGTTTTCCTTCAAGCCATTCAGGGTCTTTATTAACACCTTCACGCGCTTCCGTCTCTCTTTTCCGTCGTTGCCCTGCCCCTTCGGGTGTAGCTGAGGCTTCTGGGGTTTCTGGGGCTTCCTTGGGTGCATTAAGAGACTCAAGAGCTGCTTCAGTTTCCGCTAACTTCTCATCAATGGAATCGTGAACAGCGTCTAACTGATCCAGTTCTTCTTTAACTTTCGCTGCGTGCATTTCAGCAACGATGCGATTTCGGTTCATTCCTATCTTCTGAGCTTTAGCGATGGTCTTGTCGAGTTTTGCTAGGCGTTCAAGTAGGGGGCCTCTCATCTCTACCTTATTGCGAACTAAAACAGCCCTGTAGGTCTTTATGAGTCCAATAGTCTCGCCACCTAGTCCTAGAGCACCGCCGAAGACAGTACCTCCGCTAGCACCTATGAACAAATCAGACATACTGAAGTCACCAATACTAGCATCTTCATCGGCCATGATGTCGAAGGTCTGACGAATAGAACTCTCTACGGAACCAATGAGTGACCCTTGCACCATGTGAGCACCTACGCGCCACTTGCGAGAGTTAATCATCGATGTATCAAACACCTGTCCTAGTTTAGGTATCTTACGACCTTGGCTAATCAAAGGGCTAACAAGTAAAGCAGAGGCTAATAGCTCCCCGCCCGATGTCTCCTCTTGGACGCCTAGAGCTTTAAAGTATTCTTGTTTAACAAAGTTACTGCCTACAGCCCAAGCAGCCTCGGTAACACCAAAGGCTACTAAGCCTCCAATAGTGGTAACAGGTTCAGCAGCTTGTGGGCCAGCAGCGCCAGCCGCAACAGTAACTTGACCAGCCCTACGGATTTTCTTTAGGTAGCTCAATCCCTTGGCTACTCGTTGGGTTTTTAAGGCTTTTGTAGTCGCATAAGTGCCACCAATAGAACCGCCCATCTCAATACCTAGACCTTGTAGTTGTTGCAAGGCCGACGGGCCGCTCTTAGCAATCCTCATGTCGGTCTCAGCTTGAACTTCAGGATCTATGGGTGTCTCTTCCTCTTGAACTGGAGGAGTGACGTTGCCGCTACGGATAGCGTTAAAGGCTGCTTTTTCTTCTTCGGTAAGACTCATTAGTATGAAAGGGAGTTATAAGATATTTGAGCTCGGATAATGTCATCTATTTCAACCGATGAGCGGTATCCTTGGCTTCTCCAAAACTGGATAGCCTTTCGCTGTTCTGGTGTGGGGTTATCGATGTCCCAAGCCTCTGAAGCGTCGCTGAGTGAATTAAGAACTTCACCACCAAGGGCAAAGTCTTGAAAGCCAATACGAGCTCTGGAGCGCACCTTTTCATCGTAGCTGTCGAGGGTAGGGAAACCATATAGTAATAAACTTCCCTTAGTTAAAGCCGAAGCATCCTCATCGTCAAGCATGAGTTTGCGCTCGTCCACGAGAGCAGACGTATTTACATCTTTTAGCTTTTTACCCGATTGAAGAATAGGATAAGGAACATCTCCCCAGCCCTCTTCGTTAATGTCGCGAGACTCTTCAATAGCCTCAGCAGCAACTTCAGGTGATTTAATGTAATCCCTTACGCGAGCGTTAAGTGCTTTTTGAACGCCTGCTTCCTTGCGAACATCAGCTAGTATCTCTTTAGCCTTAACTTGAATGTTAGTGTTAAATTCATTCATATCTCGACCAGAGGCATCCCAGACTCCTTGAGCTTCTTGACGTAAGAGTGACTTAAACTCACCAGCAAATTCAATACCTAGATCTCTTTCGCTAGTAATCTCTGACGTGTATTTGTCTGAATAGAATTTGAATTGAGAAGATTCATCATTACGCCACTTAACAGCAGCGCTGTGTGTATCAAACATCTCAATGACTTTGGTATCCGACTTAGGAACATTGGCGCCTAGCGGGATGTCTCGAAGCGTCGCCGTAGGATTAGCTAGTAGGTATTCTTTGATCTTTTTCGAAGCCTCGGCGTATTGCTCTTCCGTAGTTATACCTAGAATTGGTTTAGCAAATAGACCTTCCTTTGTGATACGAAGGTTGTCATCCTGAATAGATCCTAAGAGTGTTTTACTTATGTCACTTCCAGTAACAGCTAACTCAGAGGTGAGAGTATTCCACGCTTGGAACATATCGTTGGGAGACATCTCTTCTGTAAAAAGAGTATCTAGTTTTTCCTTAGCATCTGCCTCTGAAACTTTACCAGCAATAAGTGCATTCATCATGCCTTTCTGTTTAGTCTCAAAGGATGCACTAGATAAGAACAAGCTCATCACAGTATCATTGTGTATCTCTACGTTGTCTTTGAGTGGCTTCAGGTTGTCCTCCACGTTGTTACGAGCACTCTTGATAGAACTCCGTATCTTTGAAATCTCCTTCTTACCTTCAGAGGAACCAAAGAGCTTAGCGTTACCATGTAAATTGTAAGTTGAAGCTTCATTTAACAGGGATTCAGCTTGGGAAAGTTTACCTTGCTCCA